CCGATATTCAAGGACAGAGCACTCCTGCCTCCGCGAAAGCGGAAAAAATGTGCTTGACTTGCCGAAAAACAAAAGAAGCCACATTTTTCGTCAAGGATAAAAGAAGACCAGATGGGCGTTACCCACGATGCAAAGACTGTGCCAAAGTCTACTACCAAACCAATCGTGAGAATGTTTTGCAAAAGAACGCGGATTATCGCAGCCAACATCGGCAAGCTATTCGCGCACAAGCAAAAATCTACGCGAAGAGACGTTTCTTTTATATTCGTTCGCAGAATCTGAAGTTGCGACATTCCAAACAGGAAGTTGCAACCATTCAAGAAATTGCGCGTTTGTGGAAGAAACAAAAAGGCTTCTGTCCTTTAACTGGCTGGCGATTGACTCGCGGCAATGCACAACTGGATCACATCATTCCGATTGTCCGTGGAGGCTCAGGAACGATTGAGAATCTCCGCTGGGTTCATCGAGATGTGAACTACGCCAAACGTGATCTTTCTGATGCAGAGTTCGTCACGTTATGTCAACAAGTGGCTTCGTCTGCAAATTTGCAGTCGAGGTGATTTATCAATCAACTTTTAACCATCAATTGGTGGTTATAAAATTCTCTCTGATTGACTCGAACGCTGAAATGCCAACGAGGCGGAAGCCGAAAGGCACCGTGAACGACTAAGCGAGAGAACGCCGATTAAGGCGATGCAATAGTCTGATCTCATGGGAATATCAACCATGAGAAGCGAACAGAAATGATTCGCTCCGCGCAGAACTAATTCAGCGGGTAACAGCTTGCGGAATGATCACCAAGGAAACCTTGATCGTTCTGGTAAACGAGACCTCGTTTACCAAGCGAATCAAGCGGGAGTACGACGCCCACTTTGGTGTGGATGGGGCCAAGATCGGCATGAGCATCAACTTGCGCAAGCCGATTCGTCCTATCGCGGTGGTGGGGCAGGCGTTGCAATTGCAAGACGCCGTTGAGACGTTCGTTCCCCTCGTTTTGAATTCCCAGGTTCATGTGGACATGGCGTTTACCTCGCAGGAACTTGGACTCTTTATCGACGAGTTTTCGGATCGATTTCTCAGGCCCTCCATTGCACAGATGTCAAACCGCGTAGATGCAGATGGCTTGCTCCAGTATCTGAATCTATTCAACGAGGTCGGCATTCCGGGAACGATTCCGAATTCCGATCTCACTTACCTCCAAGCCGCGCAACGGCTCGATGAAATGTCGGTCCCCAGAGATGGCCAGCGTTTTGTGGCGTACAGCCCAGCCATGAACACTTCCCTGGTCGATGCCCTCAAGGGACTCTTTCAGAAGTCCGATCTTGTCGCGGAACAGTATGCCAAGGGCGAGATGGGCACTTCGTTCGGTCTCGACTTCGCAATGGATCAGAACGTGCGCGTGCAGACCGTAGGACTCCAGGGCGGCACACCCACGGTCAACGGAGCGAACCAAACGGGTGCGGCCATCATCACGCAAGCTTGGTCGAACACCACGGCCATCTTGAACATCGGAGATATCGTTTCCTTCGCCGGTGTGTTTGCCGTCAATCCGCAAAGCCGCGCGTCCACGGGCGCACTCGCTCAGTGGGTCATTACGGCGAACGTAACTTCTTCGGGCGGCGGCGCAGCCACGCTTCCGATTTCCGGTCCTGACGGCAATGGCATCATCGTTGCCGGACAGTTCCAGAATGCATCAAACAGCCCCGCGAACGGTGCGGCGGTCACGGTACAAGGCGCGTCGGCTGTTTCAAGTCCTCGCGGGATCTGTTTCCATCCCGACGCTTTCGCTTTCGTCTGCGCCGATCTGCCGCTCTATGGCGGGCTCGACATGGGCGACCGCGCCGCTTCTAGGGAACTCGGAGTCAGCGTCCGCATTATCCGCATGTACGACATCAACCTCGACCGGGCTCCGCTCCGGGCCGACATCCTTTACGGATGGGGAACCAAGTACCCGCAACTTGGAGTTAGGATCGCATCGTGAAAATACTCAAACGAATTGCTCAACTGATGTTTCTCTTGGCGATTTGCGCGGGTGTCTCGCATGCGCAAACTGCTCTTACGCAAACGACACTTACCGCCGCCGTGGGAGCCGGTCCGACTCCCTTTTCGGGGACCACGACTGGCTATACGACCACAGTTTCCTTGGCGAGCACGACGGGGCTTATCAACTCCGGTGTGCCTCTCTATATCCAGTCGATCATCTATGTCGATAATGAAGAGATGGCCGTCATCTCCTTCAGTTCGACAACGCTTACGGCGGTCGTGCAACGCGGGTATGGTTCCACGACCGTGCAACCGCATGTAAGCGGAACGATGGCTCTTATCGGGCCTCCAGGTGCGTTCAACATGCAAGACCCGACCGGGCAAAGCACGATGACTCAGCCTGGGGCTTGCGTGGCGGCGAACACGGCCTTTACTCCCTATGTGAATGCCCTTACGGGGAAGCAATTCCTGTGCTCGACCGTGACAAATACCTGGGTACCAGGTTGGAACAACACTTCTTCCCCGGTAGGGGCAACTGCTTCCGTGGCTTCGGCTGCGAGCGCAATTACCCCAAGCGGGCCGTTCTTCACCGTTACGGGCGCTGCCGCCGTAACCGGATTCAACATTCCGGTAGGCTTTAATGGCACGGCGTTCGGCGGCGGTTGTTTCGTCGTGAGAGCTGATCCGGCTTCCACGGCAACTTGGACGGCGGCAGGCAACATCTCGATTGCCGGGACATTTACGGCAAACAAGATGTTCACCTTCTGTTGGGATGCGGTGACTTCCAAGTGGGTGCCTTCGGCGGTTGCTTAGTAGCAAGGGAGGGGAGGGTGAAAGGCTAAGGCCGACTACGGGCACCCTCCCCTTGTCCTAAAATAAGACAAAGGAGAATCGAAGATGAATCCGCAAATGCTCAACGCAGCGGGCCAGGCCGTGCTTTTGGAGGATATGGAGAATCCTTGGATTGACGACATCGACGGATATGACCGTTTTCAACGCACGCAGCCGGCAGTTCCTGCGGCGCAGAAGAATCACATCTACGCGGAGAATCCGCGCAAGCCGAATACGGGCAAGCAATATCTGCCGATCATTTACCGGCACCAAGAATTTCCGATGGCGGTCTATCAGCTGCGTATCGTCGCTTCCGTCGAAGTGCAGAAAGACTTGCTCGAAATTCTGAAAGCCCCCGACAAAGGCCAGCAAAAGCTTTGGGAAAACTTCCTGGATCGGCTTGTGCAGATCGAATTGGAGATCGACTTCCGCCAACTCGCGCTTCCTGAAGTTTGCCCGGACAAGACCGCTATTCGCATGCTCAGTCGAACCTTAACACTTCAAGTGCAGGCCGCTGAGTCCGAAGTTTGGCGAACGAAGAATCAAAAGACGTATGCAGAGTACAAGCTCTTTATGAAGACGCCGATTATGCGGACGGTGTTCAATGGCGAAGAATTGAAAGGGATCGGCCGGGGATGGTTCTCGAATCCCAACTGCACGCCTGAAACGGAGATTGCCGCGAAAGCCTAAATGCCCATTGCTTCTCCATCCGCGCCGCCCGTCCCGACACCTGGAATCACGCAGGCGGCGCAAGACTTCATTCTGCAAGCCCTGATTCTTTGTGGCTCGCAATCGGCGGGAGAGCCTTTGTCCGCCGAGGATGCGCAATCGGGTCTCGCCAGCCTCAACCAAATGATGGACACGTGGAACACCTCGGAACTGATGATCTTCACGATCCAGCGTCTTGTGTTCAATCTGGTCAACAATCAGCAGACCTATGCCGTTGGTTCGGGCGGCGATTTCAACATTCCACGGCCCCCGCGCATCGATCGCTACAGCATCATCACGAATCAGAATCCACAGACGCCCTTGGAACTCGTCATCAAGGAATTGACCCGTTCGGAATGGCAGGATATTCCGGTCAAAACGATTCCCCCCGCTTTGCCCCTCGCCGTCTGGAATGACAAGGGCTTTCCGCTATCGCTCCTCAATTATTGGCCTCCACCGATTGCGGGAGTGCAAGCCGTGATCTATCCCTGGATTGCACTCTCGTATTTTCCGAATCTCGACACGCTGTTCACGTTTCCTCCGGGTTATGTCGAATGCATCAAGTACAATTTGGCGTTTCGTTTCCTGATCGAATTTCCCGGCGACATGGAACGTGCGCCGCTCATCAAGCTCATGGCCGACGAGGGATTGGGACTTTTGAAGTCGTTCAACACCGAAGTGCAGCCGCTGCGCACCGATGCCCTTAATTCTGTGAGCGGGAGAGCGGGATCATATTACAATTTTTATAGCGACACTCCTGCTGGACATGGGGGCGGCTGATGTCGCGGTTTGGATTTTGCGGAGCTTCCTATCCTGAACTTTCTCCGAATGTGAATGCGGAGGAATGTATCAACTTTTTCCCAGAATTGGCCGATGGTGCGGCCAAGTCTCCTCTTCCTCTTTTGCCGACTCCGGGCCTCAAGCAATTCGCCAAAGTTCAAAATGCCGTATCCGTGCGCGGGGAATTTGCGGTACTCAGCACTCCCAATCGCTATTTCGCGGTCATCGGCACGTTTCTTTATGAAGTCATGGCAAATGGAAATCTGAACCAATTCACGCAACCGATCATCGATGACGGGAATCCAGTTTACTTCGCGGCGGGGCCGAATGGATCTATGTGCTCGATTTGACGAATCCGGGACCGGGAGGGATCACGGTCATCCCGGCCGCGAATTTCAATAACAGCGCAAGGGTGAGCCAAGTCGCTTATGTGGATGGCTTCTTTCTCGCGCTCCTGGCCGGCACGAATCAGTTTCAGGTTTCGGCATTACTCAATGCTTTGGACTGGACGAGTCCCGCGGCTCCGGGAGCGGCAGCCATTTCCGTGTTCACGGATAACGTGCTCGCCTTCCTTGCGAATGATCGATTGATTGCTTTTCTCGGTCCAAAGCAATCCGTCTGGTATTACAACTCTGGAGATCCCAATTTCCCGTTCACGGTGATTCAGGGATCGGAAGTCGAAGAAGGAATTATCGGATCAAACAGCATGGCGAAGGCGGGGAACGACATTTTCTTTTTGGGCGGCGATGAGCGTGGTGCAGGAATTGTTCGCCGGATGTCGGGATACACGCCGACGCGGATCAGCAATCATGCAGTGGAGCTTTCGATTCAAAGCATGACGACCTTCTCCGATGCTATCGGCTGGTCGGAACAGGATCGCGGGCATACGTTTTACGTTCTTTATTTCCCTTCCGGGAATCTGACCTGGGTTTACGATCTCACAACCCAGATGTGGCACAAGCGGCTATTCTGGAATACGCAACAAGGAACTTACGTCGCACATCTGGCTCGTTGCCATATGTACGCTTTCGGAAAGCATCTCGTCGGGGACCGGCAAAGCGGCACGATTTACGATATGTCTCAGAATTATTTCGATGACAATGGGACCGTGATTCGCCGGATGCGCCGCGCTCCCCACATCTCAACCGAACAGCAATGGATTTTTCACAAGTGGCTGCAAATCGATGCGGAAACGGGGATTGGACCGACGATCAATGATGCTCTCGGACAACCACGCGAACCGCAAGGATTTCTCAGGTGGTCCGACGATGGCGGCCATACCTGGGGGAATTATCACACGCTCAATTTCGGACTCATCGGGCAATACAAGCGCCGCGCCATCCAGCGCCGCATGGGGAAGTCGCGGGACCGGGTATATGAATTCACTTGCACCGATCCGATCTCCTGGCGGATCGTGGATGCGTACTTGAAAGCGAATCCGGGCTTTACACCCACGGATACGCTCAAAGCGTCTTATCGAAAGATGGGCATGTAGATGGTCAAATTCGTAGCTGCGAAAACGCCGACGCAAGCTCCATTGATTACAGGGGCGACTCCGTTTATCGACAAGACAAGTCCGTCCGGTCTCAGTCGCGTCGGGATTCGCACATTGCAACTTCTTCAGGCGCAGCAACCGTTTAATCCCGTCGCGCAAGCTGCGGCAAGTTCGCCTGTGACGGTGGATTCCGTGCACAATGTTTTATTCATCACGACGGGCACGAATCCCTTCAGCGTGCTTTTGGGACCAGTGAAGAGTTCGCCCTTCAGCATCTATGTGATCGTCAAGGCCGATGCCGGAGCCGGTCAGATCACAGTCACGCCGGCAGCGGGAGATTTTATTAATGGTGCAGGGACTCTTGCGCTCACTCCGACGCAATTTCGCGTCACGATCCTGATTCCAGATGGCAATAAAAGTTGGGAAGCCTTTTCTGTAGCGGGAGGCGGGTAATATGGCGGCAGCGGCATTGCCCATCATTGGCGGATTGGTTAGCGGCTTATTCGGTTTGGGTGCGGCGAAGAAGCAATCCAGGGCCGACCAACAGGCTGCCTCCACGGTTGCGGCGGCGGGCGCTCAAGCACAGGGAAATACGCAGGCGGCGGTCAAGGCCAGCAATGCGGAACTGAATCCGTATATCACGGCGGGACAGAACGCCTTTAGCAGCGTCGGAAGTTTGATGCAACAAGGCGCGGCGGGCCAAGGGCCGCTCGCCTCTTATACCGGAAATTTCACGGCTCCCACAGCCGCGGAAGCGGAAGCAACCCCGGGTTATCAATTCCAGCTTCAACAGGGAACGCAGGCTCTTGAGAATTCGGCGGCAGCGCGTGGCGGCCTGTTGAGTGCCGGAATGGGCAAGCAACTTGAGCAGTACGGACAGGGACTCGCATCCACGAATTACCAGCAAGTCTACAACAACGCAATGCAGCAGTATCAGCAGAAGTATGCCGAGTTCCAGAACAATCAATCGAATCTTTACAACCGGCTGATGGGAATCGGCCAGACCGGACTCGGTGCCACGCAAACGAGCGTCGGTGCGAACATGCAAGGTGCGCAACTCTATGGGCAGCAGGGACAACTCGCAGCCGGACAGCAGGCCGGTTATCAGGCTCAGGCAGGCGGCGCGAACGCAGTTGGAATGGCGGGACTTGGAAATTCCATCGGGAATGCAATGGGCGCAGCGGGCGGATTCTTCGGTGGATCATCCTCCGCTCCGGGAATGCCCGCTCCTTCTTATAATGCGCCGGGAAGTCCAGGCTATGTGCCTTTCAACATGAATCAAGGGCCGGGGTTATTGAATGGCTGATAACGCAGTTCTCGCTTCGCTGATGGCGCGGCCCCAGGCCACGGAAAATTACGTATCCGTTGCCGATGCCATGCGAAATCGGGCAATGCTTCCCTATCAGGAAGCACAGACACAGGCGCAAACGCAGGCAACGCAGGCACAGATTCCGATTCAACAGCAACAGGCGCAGCAACTTGAACTAGAGAACCGGCAACGACAGATTCAGCTTCAGGATCAGCAACATCAAATGGAATACTGGTCCAATCCAGAAAAGTACGAAGAAGAGGCTCCCGCAGCGCCAAATGACGGCGTTGCGAAGCTACAAACGGCCTCTTTGGGCTCGGCAATGACCGGAACCCCTATTCCCACTGGATCGCCCGCTACAGCGGCTCCTGCGAAGGTTAACTTCGCTGAGCAAATGCTGGGGCTTGACTCTAGCGATCCCTTGGCAAAGCAGGCGAACGGCATGATTCGGGCAGGCGTGATGCCGCAAAGTGTGACGGCGAATGCTCAGGCGCTTCTTGGATTTCGTACCGCGGTTCTGAAGCAGACCGCCGATAAGCAAGCCGTCGTGAAGGATGGCCTCGCGGAGATCAATAAGATTCTAGCTCCCATTGGGGCAGAGCAGGACACGGCAAAACGGGCCGCGATGCTACAGGCCGCAGAGTCGGAACTTCAGAAAGCCTCGACCTTCGATCCATCCTTGCATCAGGCCATTGTTCAGGCCGATCCGCTGCATGTGGACAAGATTTTGAATCTAACGGGCGGCATGCAGGATGTTCTGGAATATGGAACGAAGCAGGCGCAGCAACTTGCCGAAAAACAAAAGACGGCGGTTCCCGATACGAATGACCGAAGATTGGCGAACCAAACGATTATGACCTACGACGTGCTACCGGCAGCGATGCGTCAGGGGTTTCAGGCTGAGATCAACAATGCTCCGACGATTGCTGCGATGGAGAAGATTCAGGCGCGGGCCGATGAAGCCTATAAGTCCGAACAGTTAAAACAGGCTTCGATGGCGCAAGCTCGCGCGATGATGGGAAATAAGTTCGGAGAAACGGGACTCACAGCGAATGAGAAAATCTGGTCCGATCCGCAACATGGATTTGCCGGGGCCTTGGCGCAAGCGAAACAAACCAAAGCAGCGATTGTGGCGGGCGCGGATGGAAATGGCCTCATGACTTCGATGGTTCCGACTATGGAAGTACTCGGTATCAATCACGCCGCTGGAATCAGCCGCATTTCTCCGCAGGAAGCGCAGGCGGCAGGAGCGCCAGGGGGATGGGCGGAACGCTGGAATGCTTGGGCCAATAAAGCGGCGGCAGGAAAACTCTCTCCTGAACTTGCCAAAGAAGGACAGCAATTAATGGATGTAGTTCTCGATGCGGCCCATAAGAAAGCTCTGGCGAGTAGTCAATTGATCGCACAGGGACACGGCCTTACGCCGGAACAAACTCCTGCAATGGATAAAGATGGAAACGTCACAACTCTCGATAAAGTGATGGGTGCGACAAAACCAAAAGCAGCTCCGATCAGTATCAAAGCTCCAAATGGGAGAACATACAATTTCCCAGATCAGAAATCGGCGGACAATTTCAAGAAGGCGGCAGGAATTAAATGAGCGCTGGAACCACAATCGATTACGATGCGTTGGCGCAGCAGCACGGCGGTGCCGGAGAAGCTATCGATTACGACGCTCTGGCTTCTCAGCATGGGGCTTCTCCGCAAGAAGAATCGCAACCGCAACAAGGTCAGCCGCCCGCAAATGACGTGCTCACAAAGACAACCGGAATCTCGGCGCGGCCTCCCGAAAACTGGTTTCAACAAAAATGGAATGAGGTGAAGCAGGGACTTGCCGGGGCGCAAGAAGGAGCGGGACTTCCGCAGCAACCGACCGCATTGGGGAATGCGGCGCAATTCGCGGGAATGCTCGGAACGGAAGCGGTGCAGTTGGGAACTGGCCCAGGCATAGCAGAAGGAGCGGGAGTTTTAGAAAAAGCCATTCCTAATGCCGAACGAGCGGGAAAAACATTTCAGGAACTCAAGGGCGCAATCGGAAATCATACCGTGGCGATGACAGATCGACTCGCAGACACTTTGAACGAAA